CATATACCCCTCTAATGATTAAGCAATTAGCTTTTGATAATATTTGTCATGAGCATGCTTATTATTACTCTTTAAATTCAATTGTAAAGCTTTTTGCGAATCATAATCTTAAAGTTGTAGATTGCTCATTAAATGATGTGAATGGAGGTAGTTTTAGAGTTTATGTTCAAAAGAACACAGCAGACATTACTTCATTTGCAACAAGTCCACTAAGGGATGTTTGTAATTTTAGAATTAATTCAATATTAGATTATGAAAATAGTGAATATGATATTGGCAACCCAGAAATATGGCATAAGTTTTTTAATAACATTGAAGATTTAAAAAATAAAACTGTTAATTTTATTAAAGAAGAAAAAGCAAAGGGTAAAACTATATGTGGATATGGTGCATCTACAAAAGGAAATACTCTATTACAGTATTTTGGTTTAGATAATACTTTAATTGATGCTATTGCAGAAAGAAGCCCATATAAATTTGGTTTAAAAACAGTTGGAACCAATATTCCAATTAAATCAGAACAGGAAGTAAGAGATATGAAACCAGATTATATGTTAGTTTTACCTTGGCATTTTATAAACGAATTTATAAAAAGAGAAGATGAATATTTGATTAATGGTGGGAATTTTATTGTCCCATGTCCTAAATTCGAAATTATTTCAAAGTAATGTATAATATTTTTTATGGTCAATTTGATCCAAAAATAGATCAAACAATAAAAGAATATTTTCTAAATCAATCTACAGGTAATTGTATAGAAGTTGGAGCCGTTGATGGCATTTCATGTTCAAATGCTTTCCACTTTGAACAAAAAATAGAAAAAAAGATAAAAGATTATTTGTAAACGACTTCTATATAAAGAAATGAAAATTTTACTATTAAATCATCAAAAATCTCAATGTGGTGTTTATGAAATAGGTAAACGCATACATTCTCTTTTAGATAAAAGTATTTTAGATGTAAAATATTTTGAATTACCAGTTTACAATAATAAAACGTATATTGATTTAATGGAATTGAATCAACCCGATGTTGTTTTATACAATTATTATAACGCAACCTTGCCTTATATAAATAAACAACTTTTGAAATTATTTCCAAAAACAAAACATATTGGAATAATTCATGATCCATTATCACCAGATGATATTAATTTCTACAATTATACCTTTGATGCATGGATTATTCATGATGATACAAATCCTATACAGAGTGAAACTAAATTTACTACAATAAGACCAATTCGAAGATATGAAAGAACCAACGATTTAAATTCTGGCATCCTAAACATAGGATCTCATGGATTTAGTGTATCACCGTGGAAGATGTTTGATCATATGATAGATATAATACATCATGAATTTGATGAAGTTATTATTAATATGAATATAACCCAAGCAACTTTTGGCGGTAAAGATGATAGTGATATATTTAATTCTTGGCGTAATAAAATTACAAAAAAAAATGTAAAGTTGAATATAACTAATGATTATTTTGATACAGAAAAAGAAGTGATTGATTTTTTATCAAAAAATGATTTAAACATGTATTTCTACAATCCACATTCTCCTTATATAGGGGTTGCAGGTAGTGCTGACTTAGCGATAAGTTCTCAATCATCATTGGTAGTAAACTCTGCTTATATGTATAGACATATACATAAACATTTAGATTATTATGAAAATCATAATAATCTAACTTATTTTTTAAATAACAAAAATAAAGTAAAAGATCTTTATGAGTTATGGAATCCACGCAAGATGACTGAAGATTATAAAAAAATGATTGAAACTATTTTATAAAAAATTTATGGACACAATAGGAAACCTAATTGACAAACTAACAATAGCAAATATAAGAATCTGGATGGCAGAGGATATCAAAAGAGATCCAAATGCATCGGATAAAAAAATTGCAGATGCGACGAGAGTTACTAATGTAGTAAATTCATATCGAACTGATCTTATACAGGAAATTGATGAATCATTAAATAATATGGTAAAAACTGGTACATTACAAAAACTTTATAAACAAGGTTCTACAAAAATGTATGGCAAGTAAAAAAATTTTATCAGGTGGAAAATTAGGAGATTTTATTCACACTCTTTGTGTATGTAAATATATCTATGATACTATAGGTTCAAAATTAGATTTATACATTGCAAATATTGGTGATAATTTTGAAAAACCTTTAGAATTTACTTATAATGATTTGTTACCAATATTAAATGAACAAGAATGGGTAAATTCATTTAATATTTATAATAATGAAGAAATTAAAGTCAATCTTTCTGAGTTTAGAAATTCTTCACTATTATATAAAGAAAATTGGAGTGTTATTTTATTTGAAAAATTTTTATTTGGAAATACAATACCTAAAAATTATAAATGGATATCTATAAAAGAAAAAGATGATTCATTATGTGATACTGTTTTAATAAACAGAGCACCAAGATATGAATTAAGTGATAATAGTAGAAATGTTTATATAAATGAAATAGAAAAATCAAAAGATTGTGCATTTATATGTTTTGAAGATCATCAATATGAAAGTTTTCCTCTAAAAGATAGAGTTAGAAAATTAAAATGTGATTCATTATATGATTTTTTTGTAAAACTTAACAGTTGCAAATTATACATGGGTACTTTATCTGGTCCTACTGCATTTGCAACGGCTTTAGATATACCAAGAAATGTTGAATTACCAGATACCCTAGACAGAGCGCATTATTTAGGATACGAAAATTTTTCTGATAATTTTAAATCATTTTAAAGATTGATTTTATTTAATTTTTTGCTACTATCATATAGTAGATGAAAAAAGTTACCTTCAATTATGTAAGAATACAAAATTTTCTTTCAGTTGGTTCAGATCCTTTAGAATTATCATTCCAAAATGGAATAAATCTTATAACTGGAGAAAATAAAGATAAAGGTGGTAAAAATGGAGTAGGTAAAAGCTCAATTCTTGAGGCAATTTATTGGTGTTTATTTGGAAATACCATAAGAGAAATCAAATCCGATAAGATAATTCATAATTTGAACGATAAAGGTGGTATCGTAACTCTAAATTTTGATGTTAAAACAATAAAAGGAACAACCAACTATACCATAACTCGTTCTTTAAAGCCTAGTAAACTGAGTTTAGAAACAAATCTACAAGGAGAAAACGTAGATATGACCTTATCTACTATTCCAGAGACCGAAAAGTATATAAAAGAACTAATTGGGGGAACCGAACAAGTATTTCAGAATGCAGTTATAATGTCTGCAAACAATACGGTGCCATTTATGGCGCAAAAAAAAGTCGATAAAAGAAAATTCATTGAAGGTATAATGAATTTAAACATTTTTAGTGAAATGTTACTTAAAACTAGATCCGAATTTAATGAGGTTAAGAAGAAAAATGACATATTAAGTAGTAATTTTATAAATCTTCAAAGAAATTTAACAACTTTTGAACAACAAAAGGCTAACTATGACGTTAAAAAGCAAGAGAAGATTGATTTTATCAATGATAAAATTAAAGAAATTGAAAAAAACTCTGAAGAATTAAAAAATAATGATCTTCCAACAGTAAAAGAATGTAATGATCAGTTAGAAAAGCTAGAAGAAAAGGTTAATACTTTAAAAACCGCAATAAAATCATTCAATAAGACTAAAAGTGAACTCATAACAAAGAGTTCAAACGTATCCGCAGAGATAAAACAACTTGAAAAAGAAAAACAAAAGATCCTTGATAAAGGAAATACATGCCCAACATGCAATAGAGAGTATTGTGAGGATGATATAAAGCAAGTTAAACAGAGAATAACTGATATTGATTCGGAAATTTCAAAACTTACTAAAGATTCATTCACAATCAATTCAGAAAAAATAAATTGGGACGATAAAATCGAAGAATTGGAAGATGGAGTTGAGAAACTTAATAAAAAAATTAGGGAAATAGATCAAATTAAGTCAGAAACTAAACTTGTTGCTCAAAAACTTTCAAGCAACTCGACTCAAATTACAGATTTTCGTAAAACTATTACAGAACTTGAAAATGGGGATCCAACAATCCAATCAAATATTGATAGAACTCAAAAAGATATTGAAAAGACTGAAAATGAATTGAAAGATATCAAAAAACAACTTTCAGTCCTTGAATCTGTTAAATTTATCGTATCAGAAGATGGTATTAAATCGTATCTTTTTAAAAAAATGCTAAGTGTTCTTAATAGTAGATTAAATTTCTATTTAAAACTACTTGATGCTCCATGTAAGTGTGAATTTAATGAATTATTCGAAGAAACAATAACAAATGACACAGGAAAAGAATGTTCTTATCATAATTTTAGTGGTGGAGAAAAAATGAGACTAAACATTGCAGTACTTTTAATGTTTCAGGATGTTTTAAGAAGCCAATCGGGTACTTCATACAATCTAAATGTATATGATGAGCTTTTAGATAGTGCAATTGATCAAAAAGGATCTGATAAAATATTAGAAATATTGAGAGATCGTGTAGAAAAATATGACGAGTCGATATATGTGATCAGTCACAATTCTTCAGTTTATAAAAACATAGATAATGTTATTATTTTAGAAAAAGAAAACGGTTCTACTCGAATTGCTTCTTGAAAAAATACAACTAACTCATAAATTTTAACAAATGGCACTTAAACTTAAATCTTCTTCAACTAATTCGGTAACACCAAGTGGTTTGGTGTTTGAATATAATATTACTAAGGGTGAAATACCTCATCTTCCAGCTGGTATACCTAATGGATTGCCAATATATTCATATGTTTTTTATAAACCAATAAGATTACCTGAAGCTCCTGCTTTAGAAATGCCAGAATCAAACTTACCGAGGGCTGTACAATACTTTGCTGATCTTGGTGGATGTTCTGCTTGGAGAATGATTTGGCCTGAATATCTTTTAAATCTTTCACAAAAAGCAGTTGTTCATGGTAATACTTGTATGGTTCTTGATCCAAGATGGTATCAAGGTATAAAAGCAATTAGAATGCAACGTCAAGCAACACCAGTTCAATTGCAATTTATCAAGGAACTTAAAAAACTTTCAACTCAATTTGGTTTTAGATTAATTTATGAGGTTGATGATATCACATATAGGGAAGATATTCCAGACTATAACAGATGCAAAGATGCATTCATAGATGATTCAATCGTTAAATCAATTGGAGAAATCATGGGACTTTGTGATGAAATTTCAGTCACTTGTAATTATATGAAACAATATTACCAAGAGAAAACTGGTAATAAGAAAATTACAGTAATTCCAAATTATCCACCTAAATTTTGGTTAGGTCGATATTATGATAGAGAAAAAGTACAAAGGATGTATGAAAAGAATAAGAAACGTCCTCGTGTTTTATACTCTGGTTCAGGAACTCACGTTGATGTCATGAATAGAACAGGACTTAAAGATGATTTTGGTCATGTTGTTGATGATATTATCAAAGCTCGTAAGAAATTTAAGTTTGTTTGGAAGGGTTGTTATCCATTAGCAGTTAAACCATTTATAGATTCTGGTGAAATGGAATTTTTAGATTGGTCGCATCTTCCGGATTATCCGCAGGGAATTTACGATGCAAAGTGTAATGTTTCTTTCGCTTCTCTTGTTGATAATAATTTTAATAAATCAAAGAGTAATATTAAAATGGTAGAAGCTGGTGCATTTGGAATGCCCGGTGCCTATCAAGACATGTGCACATACGAAGATGCTCAGTTTAAATTTAAAACTGGTGCAGAGTTGATTGATCAACTTACATATATCACATCAGATGTTAATAGATATATGAAAGCATCAGATAATGCATATGCATTTACTGATAAACTTTGGTTAGAAGATCATATTTCAGAATATGAGGCTTTACTTTTCACTCCTTGGGGTTCAAAAGAAAGAAAACAAAAGTGTCCAAGATTGATCGAACTCAATCCTGATCAAGATATTGCTTGATTTATCCATATCTTGGGATAAACTCAAGATATGGCATATAGAAATTGTTACTATGAACCCAAAAAGGGGTTAATTCATCTTTTTACTTGGGATAATGACGGTAAAAGGACAAAAATAGTAACAGAATTTGAGCCATACGTCTTTATAGAATCGCAAAATGGTTGTGATGGAACTTCAATTTTCAATACACCATTAAAGAAAATTAAATTTGCCAATAGTTGGGATAAAAATAATTTTGTAAAAGATACTCCAATTACTAGAATCTATCATAACCTTATCCCTGAACAGCAATTTCTTCTAGATACATTTAAAAATGATGTTGATAAACCTGATTATGCCCAACACCCATTAAAGATTTTTTATATTGATATTGAAACATATTCTTCTGCTACTGGGAAATTTTCAACACCGGAAGAAGCAGTTGATCCAATTAATCTTATTACGGTTTTTGATTCAATAAGTGAAAAGTTTACAACATTTGGTTGTAAAAATTTTGCAACTCAAGAAGAAAATGTCACATATGTAAAATGTGCAACTGAAAAAGAATTACTTAATTCATTTTTAAAGTTCTGGAGAAAAGACTTTCCAGATATTGTTTCAGGATGGAATTGTCATGGTTATGATATTCCATATATTATAAATAGAATGAATAGAGTTTTTGACGACGAAGGAGAAAAATCTAAAAAGCTATCTCCGGTTAATAGACTTTATTTAAAAGAGAAAGCATCAGTCAATAAACTTGGACGAGCAATTGATAGATGGATTATATCTGGTATTTCAATTCTTGATTACATGGATGTGTATCAAACATTTTCATTGGGTGATAGGGAATCATATTCTTTGAATTATATTGGTGAATATGAACTTGGAGAAGGAAAGACCGCAATTGGCTCTGGTTCATTATCAAGACTTGCAGATACAGACTGGATGAAGTTCGTAGATTATAACATTCAGGACGTTAGACTTCTCGTAATGCTTGAAGAAAAATTAAAATATCTTAGACTCATTAGAAATCTATCATATAGAGGATTTGTTTCATTTGAAAAGGCTACCGCAAAGGTTTCATTAATTACTGGGGTTGTTGCATATCAAGCAATGTCTCAAGGGTTATATATCCCGACCTTCAATGAAGAAAGAGTCAAAACAAATTTTGAAGGTGGTTATGTTCGTCAACCAAATCCAAGCATTTATAAAGATGTAGTAACATATGATGCTAATAGTCTTTATCCAAATACAATCATAACTCTTAACATTTCTCCCGAAACAAAAGTTGGAAAAATTATCGATGCGGAAAATGATAAAATCAAAGTTAGATTTACTAATGATAAAATTGCATCTTTTACTAAAGATAAATTTAAGATTCTAGTAGAAGATCAAAAGCTTTCTATAAGCAAAGCAAATGTAATTTATACACAAAAGTTTAAAGGTGTTGTTCCAAATCTTATTGATAAGCTTTATAAAGAGCGTGTAGAAGCTAAGAATAGGATGTTGGAATGTAAGAAGGCTATCTCTAAAGAAAAAGATCCCAATCAAATTAAAAAATTAAAAGAAGAAGCTATTGATAATGATACATTATCAAATGTTTATAAAGTTCTTCTTAACAGTGTTTATGGAGTATTTTCTCAGATTTATTCTCCATTGTTTGATATTGACCATGCAGAAAGTGTAACTCTTACCGGACAAGCAGTTGCAAAGCAAGGTGCTGATTTATTTTTTGAATATGCAAAGAATGATGGATTCGTTGGGGAATATGATGATCTTATCAAATACTCTGACACTGACAGCGTATTCTTATCTTATAATCAAGCACTGACTCAAAAAAAT